GTGAGCGCTGCGATCGTCTGGTGCGCCAAGTCCTGAACTCTGAGAATTGGGAGGCTAATCATGCCGAAGGGTGGTGCTAGGGCGTTTGCGGGGCCTGCTCCGGATCCGTCTGCGTTGCGTCGGGATCGGGGTTCGGATCAGGCTACGTGGACGGTTCTTCCTGCTGCTGGCCGTGAGGGTCAAACTCCTGTGTGGCCGTTGAGCGATCCGTCGTCACGGGAGATCGTGTTGTGGCGTCGGATGTGGGTTCGGCCGCAGGCGATCATCTGGGAGCGGAACGGGCAGGAGGATGAGGTCGCGATGTATGTGCGGTGTTTGGCGGCGGCTGAGTTGCCGGATGCGTTTGTTGCGGCTAGGACGTTGGTGCGTCAGCAGCAGGAGGCCCTTGGTCTTTCGATGCCGGGTCTTCTCAGGTTGAGGTGGCGTATCGAGGAGGTCCCGCAGGAGACGCCGGTTGGTGGCAGTCGCTCGCAGGTGGCAGCATCTTCGCGGGACAGGTTCAAGGTTGTTGATGGCGGGCAGGAGTAGCCCGTACCTGATTGATTTTCCGACGCTGTTCGTGGCGGCGGATTGGGTGTCGGCGCATTGTGTGGTGCCGGACGGGTTTGCGAAGGGCGATCCGTTCGAGCTTGTGGATTGGCAGTTGTGGGCGCTATTGAATTTCTACCGGGTCAGGGTGGATGCGAGGGTTGGGCAGTTGGCTCCGGCGTTCTTCTACCGTCGCTCGCAGATCGTGTTGCCGCAGAAGGCGGGGAAAGCGCCCTACTCGGCTGCGCATATCTGTGTGGAGGGTGTTGGGCCGGCGTTGTTCGCTGGATGGGCGGAGGGCGGCGAGGTATGGGACTGCAGGGACCATGGGTGCGGTTGTGGCTGGACGTATGAGTACCGTCCCGGGGAGCCGATGGGGATGTCGTGGGCGACGCCGTTGATTCAGGTCACGGCTACAAGCGAGGAGCAGACGGACAACATCTACGATGCGCTCAGGCCGATGATCGACGCGGGCCCCTTGACGGAACTCATCCCGAAGACGGGGGAGGAGTTCATCCGGTTGCCGCATGGCGGCAGGATCGATGTTGTGACGAGCAACGCGCGCTCAAGGCTCGGGCAGCGTGTGACTTTTTGCCCGCAGGACGAGACCGGGATCTGGATGGAGTCGGGCGGCATGATCAAGGTCGCGGAGACGCAACGCCGTGGCCTCGCGGGGATGGGTGGCCGGGCGGAGGAGACTACGAATGCGTGGGATCCTTCGGAGCATTCGGTTGCGCAGCGCACAGCGGAGTCGCGTCGACCGGACATCTTTCGTTTGCACCCGGATCCGCCCGCGAGTCTGAGCTACACGAACAAGGCGGAGCGCAGGAAGATCCATCGGCTCGTGTATCGAGGCTGCCATTGGATTGATCAGGACGCGATTGAGGCGGAGGCCTTGGAGTTGTTGGAGGAGGATCCGGTACAGGCGGAGCGGTTCTTCGGGAATCGCGCGGTTGCGGGGGGCGGGAAGGCATTTGACGCGGAGGTGTTCGCTCAGCTCGCGGTCGCGGATGGGATTTCCGCGGGGCGGGTTGCGACACTCGGGTTTGACGGCGCGTTGTTTTTCGATTCGACGGGGTTGGTTGCGACGGATGTGGAATCGGGTCGGCAGACGGTTGTCGGGTTTTGGGAGCGTCCCCCGTACAGCGCGGACGATGAGGATTGGGAGGTCCCGATCGGCGAGGTCAACGAGGCGGTCGCGTTCGCCTTCGATTTCTGGGACGTATGGCGGCTGTACGGGGATCCGCCGCACTACCGGGAGGATCTGTCTCGCTGGGCGGGCTTGTACGGCGATAAGCGTGTCATCGAGTGGTGGACGAACGCCAACAAGCAGATGGGCTACGCGCTGCGGGAGTACCGTACGTCGATGCGGACCGCGGCGCTCTCCCATGGCCCGTTAGATGATTCGCCGGAAGCCCAGGTGGCGCATGAGGCGTTCATGGCGCATATCGGGAACGCTGTGAGGCGCCCGACGAAGATCCGGGTGGAGGAGCAGTCCGACGATGGCGAGACGAAGCAGACCGCGCAGTTCTTATGGACGATTCGTAAGGAGTCGCAGAAGTCGCGGAAGCGGATTGACCTTGCGATGGCTGGTTGTTTGTCGTGGAGGGCGCGTCAGGATGCGCTGAGGTCTGGGGCGTTGAATCCGGAGCCGACGTATGCCCGTGCGGCATGGCAGTAGGAGGTCGTATGGCGCCGACGATGGCTGAGCTGGGACGGCAGGTTGATCGGCTGGCGTCCGTGCTGGATGCCCGCAAGGCCGAGCACGATCGGGTGCTGCCGTACGCGCAGCGGGTGGATGGTCGGTTCCCGTTCCCGGATGCGGTGGTCGCGGCAAAGCTCACGAAGGCGTATACGCATCTGATGGGAATGTGCGAGACGCCATGGGGGAAGCTGGTGCTCGCGTCGAAGCTGGACCGGTTGGAGGTCAACGGGATCACGGATCCGGCGGATGGCGGGCAGGCTGCGGCGGATGCGGTGTGGTCTGGGGTGTGGCAGGAGAACGGCATGGACTTGGAGTCCAAGCTGGCGCATAAGGCGGCTTTGAGGGATGGTCGGGCGCATGCGATTGTGTGGCCGTGGTCGCGGTGGGAGTCCGACGGGGAGGGCGGCACGCTTGGGGGTGATGGGGCGCTCGTGAAGCTCGACGACTGCACGACGACGGTCGTGGAGTACGCGGAGGGCTCACGGTCGATCCGGACGGCTGCGCTCAGGCGTTGGCTGGATTCGGATGTGGGGGATCAGGAGGAGGCTTGCACGCTGTACCGGCCGGAGGGGATCTACAAGTTTCGGACGGTCGCGCTGACGGAGCACGACGAGTTGACGTTGTTTTCGGCGGCGAGCCGGCGTTGGGGGATGCGTGAGGTGGAGGGGGAGCCGTGGCCGCTGCCGAATCCGCTCAAGGTGGTGCCGGTCGTGGAACTCGCCGTGAACAGGGATCTGGCGCCGGGGCGGTTCACGGTTTGCACGGGGGAGTACAGCAACGAGACGGGCCTGATGGATCGCGTGAACCTGCTGACGTTTCTCGGGATGGTTGTCGCGGTGTCGATGAGTTTTCCGTTGCGGGTCGTGATCGGCGACAAGATCCTCAAGGATGACGACGACAATCCGTTGCCGCCGTTTGAGGCGTATGTGGGTGGCGCCGTCCAGTTCGAGGATCCGGCGACGAAGCTCGCGGAGTACAGCGCTGCGGATCGCGAGCAGTTGTCGATCTACAACGAGCTTGCGCAGCTTGCGGCGGCGACGTCAACGCCCCGCCACTACTTTCCGATCTCGGGTGCGATCTCGAACATTGCGGCGGAGACGATTCGGGCGTTTGAGTCGCCGATGCACGCGGCTGTGAACGGGTCGCATAAGCCGTCGTTGTCGGAGGGCTGGGAGGAGACCTGCAGGTTGGGTGGCGTGATGTTGCCGGTGCCGGTGGAGTTGTCGCGTCGGGCGTCTCTCTCATGGGTAGACCATGAATCCCGGTCGTTGTCGGAACGCGCGGATGCGTTCGTGAAGTTGTCTGCGCCGGGCGGGCTGCCGTGGATGGCGGCGGCGGAGATCGCGCTGGGGCTCGGGAACGATCAGCTGCGGCGGTACGAGGTTGAGCAGACGTCTTCGGCGCTTGGGCAGTTGATCACGGCGGCACGTGAGACGACACCGGTTGCTGAGCCGGTGACGAATGGAGCGGTTGCCGGTGGCGTTGTCGGAGGTTGATGCTCAGATCGAAGCTCAGCGGCGGCTTCGTGAGATCGTGGTTCGGGCGGTTCAGAACGCATGGACCGGACTCGGCCAGTACAACGCTCCCGATGTGGCCCGGTTCCTTGCGGTGGTCGTGCCGTTGATCGTCGCGGCTCAGCGGTATTCGGTGACCTTGTCAGATGCGTATGTTGCCCGGGTGCTGGGCAGACACCCGTTGGGGCTGGACCCGGCACCGATCCTCGCCACGCTGCGGGGCGACACAACGCCCCAGAGCGTCTACCGGCGTCCCTTCGTGACCGTTTGGTCGGATCTGGCTGCCGGAAGCCCGTACGAGGCGGCCGTGGCGGCCGGGCAGGCCCGTGCGGAGGCGTCAGCGGCGATGGATGTGCAGTTGGCGAGCCGGGCGGGCCTGCAGGCGGTGCAGGACGCCGATCCGCGTATCCGTGGCTGGGAGCGCAAGGCCGATCCGGGCGCCTGTCCGTACTGCCGGCTGCTCGACGGCGTGAAGCTGGCTCGTGCGGATGCCGCTGCGACTCATCCGCGGTGCGGCTGTTCGATCGTGCCGAGGACGCAGCGCACGGAGCCCGACCCGCTGCCGGCCGGCGTGACGGTCTGGGATCACGGCGAGTATGGCGCGACCCTGGGCGATCCGGCGCACGATCATCTTTCCGAAGGGCAGGCGTTGAGCAGGTAACGAGCGGTGCCGCATGGCGCCAGAGAGGATGACCGCATGGTCGAAGATGAGCTGGCGCCGGATCCCGAAGAGGACCCGACGCCCGATCCGGAAGGTGAGCCGCAAAGCGAGCCAACCCCGGATGCGCCACCCGCGGATGACGCGGAACTGGACGAGTGGAAGGCGTACGCCCGGAAGTGGGAAGCGCGAGCAAAGAAGCAGCCTGCTCCGAACGGGAAGGCAACCGGTAAGGACTCGCGAGAGCTAAGGCGGATCCGGCAGGAAGCCGATGAGTTGCGCGCGAAGCTGCAGGAGCACGAGGACGCAGCCAAATCCGATCAGGAGAAGGCGGTGGATGATGCCGCTAGGCAGGCGCGCGAGGAGGCGTTGAGCGAGGCGCAGAAGGAGCGCAGGGCGGACAAGCTGGAGATGGCGGTCGTCAGGCTCGGGTCGGTGACGGGCGTGAAGATCGGCGACGGGGATGACGCGAAGCTCGTGAAGTTCGCGGACCCGGATGATGTGCAGGGCTGGCTTGAGCGGCAGATCGCGAAAGGCGAGATCGACGCTGACGACATTTACAAGGATGGCCGTGTGGATGAGGATGCGCTTGCGGTTGAGCTTGTCCGGTTGGCTGTCGCGAAGCCCCGTTGGCTTGAGGGCACCGTGAAGAACGGTGGTACCCCGGCCGGAAGCGCGGATGCCGGGAAGGGTGCCGCGCCGCAGGGTACGAGCGTGGAATCGGAGCTGCAGAAGATTCAGCGTCGGCGCGCTCCCGCGTCGGCGTAACCCAAACGAAGGGAGCAGCATGCCTGATCAGGAAGATTTCATGACGAATGAGGATGGCGAGCCGGTGGGTGTCCTCGGGCAGCATCGTAAGCGGATGGCTGAGGATCCGGCGTACCGGGAGGCCGCGTTGACTCCGCCGGGCAATCATCCCCCGGGTGGCCATGTAGATGACGTGCAGCGCACCGCTGACGGTGAGCCTGCCGCTGGCGAGTAGAACTGTTCACGGGCGTCGCGCCGCATGGCGCGCCCCACCACGTTTCAACGCGGCCGCATGGCCGGGAATGCCACCGCAGGGCGGCTCTGCAGCACCCCGTAGCACCCATACGAATCTGTAGAGGAGCCGTTCATGCCAACCTTTTTGACGATGCCGCAGGTCGCGACACGTGCCCTGGCCACCCTGATCAACGACAGTGTGTTGATCAGTCTGATTAGCCGAGATTACGACTCGGCGTTCGCCGGCAAGCAGGGCGACACGGTGAACGTGCGTGTCCCAATGGTGTTCACGTCCACCCGGTTCAACCGGTCGACGGGCATCCAGTTGCAGAACCCTGCGGAGGACACGTTTCCGATCGTGCTCGATGAGATCGCAGACGTGTCGTTTGCGGTTACGACGGAGGATCTGACGCTCACGATTGATGATTTCACGGAGCGGCTGTTGAACCCGGCGATGCAGGCGATCATCGAGCAGGTGGAGGGTGACATCACGGAGGAGTTGGTGGACGCGGCGAACCAGGTCGCGAACCCTGGCGCCACGAACAACTATCCGGCGAAGCAGGCCGGTGGCGGTGTCGTCACGACCCCGGACGGGACGCACCCGTCGATGGTGCTGATCCCAGCCCGCACGCGGCTGGGGCGCAACAAGATGCCGACGTTGCAGCGCTATGCGGTGTTCAGCCCTGAGGGCGCGGGGAAGATGCTGACGGACGAGTTGATGACCGCGGCGGACAAGCGCGGCGATACGGACGGTCTGCGTGAGGCCGCGATTGGCCGGAAGTTCGGGTTTGACAACTACGAGTCCAACTACCTCGGGTATGGGTCGGGCGACAAGGGCCAGGCGGACGGTGTCGCGTTTCACCGGGACGCGATTACGCTCGCGACACGGACGCTGGAGAAGCCGCTGGGGAAGGTTGGGGCGCAGGCCGCTATCGCGAACTACAAGGGCCTGGGGCTCCGTGTGGTGTACGACTATGACATCACGTACAAGCAGACGGTTTGCAGCGTGGATTTCCTTTACGGTACTCGTGCGGTGCGGCCGCAGGGCGCGGTTGAGCTCGATTTGGCGCAGGGTTCCTAGCCATCTGATCGGCCCGGTTCGCCGGGCCATTGCTACGAAAGGAGACCTGATGCCGAAGTACGTGGTGAACATGGAGTCGCAGGAAGCGAAGCGGCCGGACGGCTCCCCGCATGTTCGCGTGACGAGGCTTGAGGCGCGCGATAAGAACGAGGCGCAAGCTATCTGTGAGCGTCGGGAACTACAGATCGCGGCGCACGAGTACCCACCGGACATCATGACGGACCTTGAGCAGCAGGAGGCGGATGCGGATGCTGCGGGGTTGACGGTGCCGGCTCAGGTGCGGATGCAGCTCGCGACGCATCGCCAAAGCAAGCCATACGAAGTTGTATCCGTGGAGAAGGTGAGCTGATATGGCGATCACAGTTGCGGGCTTCCCGCTGGGCTGGATGACGTGTTGGACGACAGGGATCGATATGGACGCGGCGACGTGGAAGGTGGCGCTTGCCACGGCCACGTATGTTCCGAACCTCGATACGCATGACTTTTTCAATGACGTTACGAATGAGCTTGCGACAGCGTCCGGTTATACGGCTGGTGGCGCGACGTTGGCTTCCCCTACCGTGACCTATGACTCTGCGTCTGATCAGGTGCGTTTCGATTTTGTTGATCCGTCGTGGACGTTTAGTGCGGCGGTGACGTGGCGTTACGGAACGGCGTATATCGATACGGCTGGGGCGAGCACAACTGATCCGTTGATGATGTTGTTGGATTGGGGGACGTCACAGACGGTGTCCGGTACTTACTCCGTGACTATCGACCCAGCCGGTTTATTTGCTGTTGACTTTACGTAATGGTATATACTGCGTCGTATGGCGCTCTCAACACGATGGGAACCGGGATCAAACTACTCTCAGGATCACGAGGGAGTCTGGTGGTATACGACATCCGCAGGGCTGAGGTCGCGCTGTAGAAGCCGCGACTGCGCGTTCTGCGGAGGCGAATTCTGGATCTACACTTGCCAATATAAGAGGCGCCGCTATTGCTCGCGGACGTGCTTTGGGGCGGACGTGGTCAATCACCCAGAGCGCATCAACGGAATTGGCGCGCGGCCCAACAAGACGACAGGCATTCGGGGACGAATTCTCCGCAAGGGATATGTACTCATCTGGATGCCTGAGCATCCCAACTGCATCAACAATACTCGCACCTACATGCTGGAGCATCGGCTGGTGATGGAGGCCCATCTAGGGCGCTACCTGAAGCCGGAAGAACGCGTACATCATGTCAACGGCGATAGGCAGGACAACAGGATTGAGAACCTAGAGCTATGGACGAACGGACATTCGATGGCTGGGGTGCGGGTGAAGGACATCAAGCATTGTCCGACTTGCACTTGCTGCTCAACGTAGGCGGACACTGGGCGTGCGTTCGTCACCAACCTGGAGGGAGCTCCAGATGCCGACTTGTGATCCCGGCCCCGGGAACTTCAACACCACGGTTCTGTCGAAGGACAACGGCCGAGCCACCATCACGGTTCGCTCGACGTGGGACGGGGCGTCAGTGTGGCCGAACTGCGACGGCCCGATCGTGGATGTGACGTTTCGTAACACGAGCCCAAAGGCGTGGCTGATACATCTTCCGATGGGTCGGACCACGAAGACGCGGGTTCTGGCGTCCAGTACCAGCCGTTCTTTCACTGGGGCTCAGCTTACGAGTATCGGTCTGACGATGGCCGCGGACCTTGCGGAACTTCGTATGACCGACATGTCGGTGAGTTCCTAGATGCCGACGTTCATCCAGGAAGCTGAGACATCGTGGAGCACTACCACTAGTCCGAAGGTTACGGCACCGTTCGACGTTGTGACTGATGATCTGCTTGTAGCTGTCTCTGGCACGACGAGCAACACCGTGGCGATGGTTGCTTCCGATAGCGCCGGATCATCATGGACGGTTCAGGACGAGGTCAATGTCGCTGGACAGTCGCGTGCCACGATTGCTACCGCGGCACTGCTGGCCGGTGTTAGTGGGTTGACGGTGACGTTTACGGCTAGCGGGTCGGGCCAGTTCTGTGGCGGTAACGCGCTGACATTTCGCGACGGTGAACCCGGCGCATTCAATCACGATCAGACCATTATCGGGATTCCAAGTGTCAGCCTGACGACTACACGAGCTAACAGTGCGATCGTAGTGTTCATCGTTGACGAGAGTGGTCGTGATGGCTCGGCGCGAGTGTGGCTTACTGCCGCTGGTCCGCTTACCGAACTCACGTATTTCACCGACGGTAACTGGACGATCTATGTTGGATATCATGCGGATGCAGGGGCCATTGCGTCACGGACGGTTGGGCTCAGTGCGCCGGGTTCGCAGAGGTATTCGATCGTTGCCCTTGAGGTCAAGGATGTGCCGATCCCGCCGCCGCCTGAGCAGACGGGCATCATCACGCTGACGGCTGCTGAATGAGTGCTTCGGCGTTCATCCTCGAAGCAGAGACTACGGTCTGGAACACGGCGACGACCCCGAAGACGACGGCGGCGTTCAATGTCTTGCAGAATGATGTGTTGGTGGCATATGCGATGACGGATAGTAACGGTACTACGGTGACGATCTCGAATAGCGGGATTGCGCTTTCGCCTGCGGGCTGGGTGTTGCAGCAGTCGGTGCTGGTCACGAACTTCAGTTGGCTGGGGATCTGGACGAACGTGGCGTCGCAGTCGCGGGCTGCGGTGACAGTGTCGTTCGCGGGGGTTGGTGGTGGTTTTTTTGGTGGGGATGTCTTGTTGATCCGTGATTCGGGTGGTGTCGGGGCGTCGAGCAAAACGAATGGGTCTGGTGCTCCTACGTTGAACTTGACGACGACTCGTGCGGATAGTCTGATCGTGGTTGCCAACGTGGATTTTGCGGTGGGGACGGGAGCTCGGACGTGGCGTGCGAACGCGGGGGCGTTGACGGAGACGACGTATTCGGCTGCTACGAACATGACGGTGTACGGTGGCTATCACGCGGACGCTGGTCCGATCGGGACGTACGCGGTCGGGTTATCGCTTCCGGTCGGTCAGACGTATTCGATTGCGGCCGTGGAAATCTTGAGCTTGGAGTCTCCTATTGCGTTGACGTCGCGTCGCGTGCGTACGAGGTGGTGATGCTATGCCGGGGGTGACAGCAGGGTTTACGAGTGTCGCTGAGGCTGTGGGTGTCATCCAGCACAGCGGTATTGCGCGGGCCAGCAACGACATTGTCACAACGACAACTGCGGACCCGGGAACGGGTGGCACGACTCTTGCGGTCACTCTGCGGCAGTTTAATGGTGACGTAGGTCCGTCGGATGCCGGTTATTACATAGAGGTTCTGGGCTCCTCTGGTATTCGTGAGATCATGCTTGTCACGGCCGGTGGAGGTACTGGACCTGGCTCACTGACCACTACTCGTGCTCAGTTGGGGACGGCGGCTGTCGCTCATTCTGTTGGGGCGAAGGTTGCGAAGATCGAATGGGTGCCACGTTTCGAGCCGGTTGATGCATCGGTGGAGGTCAGTTTTGACGGATGGTTCGCGACGTTCGACACGCTCGGACGCGGGGGAACGGTTGGGCAGAAGATCGCGGCGATTCATAATGCGACGGGCTCGACGGTCAAGGTCCGCGTCAACAAGGTGACAGTCGATCTTGTGCAGGCCGCCGGCGCCGCCCAGTTGATGACCGTTCTGTCGGCGAAGATCCGGTTGTGGAAGTTCACGGCTGTTCCGACGAACGGAACGATCATGACAAAGGTGGCAAATGACAGCGTGTTGTCGTCAAAGAGCACCGTTACGGTTTGGGGGGATGCGTCGGCGGACGCTACTGGCTCCGGTACAACGCTGACGGTCACGTTGCCGGCTGGGACGTTCATGACGGAGGAGTTTGCTCCGCGGATGCTCTTGGCGGCGGCTACTCCGACAGCCGTAACGTTCTATGAGCCGTTTGACCGCACGACGTTCTTTGGGAATGAGGGGGAGTACGTCACGTTGAATGCGTTGGAGGGCTTGTGCGTGTTCTTGGATTATCCGTTGGCGACTGCGAACCCGACGACGAACCATTATCTTGTCGCAATGCACTTTCAGGAATACATCCCAGCTTAGGAGGCCGTATGCCGCCGCAGGATCTTTACTCCGTTGTGTTCGTGACGTTCTCGGATGAGCAGGCGCACCCGTGGCAGGGCAGGGCGCAGGATCATGATGACGCGAAGGCCAAGGCGTTTGCTCACTATGGTGATGAGGAGTGGATGGAGGGACTTGTCGAGAGCACACCGGAAGGCGCGACGGATAACGGTGACTATTCGTGTGAGGTTACGAACGAGAGTGCTTTGGCGCGGGCAGCGAAGAAGAAGTAGGTAGCTCGTGTCGATCCTGCTGCTGTTTCAGCCGCAGGGTGGCGGCGTAACGTCGGATGCCGCTCCGTTGGGGTTGGCGTCGGCGGTAGGACCGGTTGCGGGTGCTGCGGCGGTGAGTTCTACGGCTGCGGGCGTGGCGGTTGGTAGCCCGCCGGTTGTGGCGAGTCCTGTGGTGGTTGGTGCGGCGGTCAGTTCGAGCGCGGCTGCGGCTGCGGCTGCTGGCGCATCGTCGGGTGCGGCGGTCAGCATTGTGGCCGCCCCGGTTGTTCGTGTTGCTGCTGCTCTTGGTGTTGGAGCTGCGACGGCATCGTCGCCGGGTGCTGCGGTTAGCGCGTCGACCGGTGCGGGTGCTGGGGTTGCGGCACTACCGGCCGTGAGTGTTCCCGTTGCTTTGGGCGCGGCGGTGTCTACAGGCTCGGCTCCGAGCGTCGCGACGCTGGTGTCTGTTGGGCAGGGCGTCGCGGTGTCGACGGGGCCGGTGTCGATGACGGCTGTGGCTGCGTTGGTTGGTGCGGCTGCAACGACGGGTGTTGGCCCGGTTGCTCGTGTTGCGGCGCTGCAGGGCGTAGCGACGGCCACAGGGGCGTCTGTCGCGGTTGTGGTGCCAGCTGGGCAGGGGCTTGCGGCTGGGGTGGTTCCTGCGCCCGGTTCGTTGGGTGCGATGCCCGCGACGGCAGGGTTGGCGGTCGCGGCGCCGCCAGCGCCAACCTCGTCTGGTACGGCACCAGCGGTATCCGGGGTTGCGGTGGGATTGGGTGTTTCTCCGGTGGTGTCGGTGTCTCAGTCTGCGACGCTTGGACTCGCGGCTGCTGCAGTGACGGTCCAGACCGCGCGCGTGCTTGCGTTGGCGGGGATCAGCACGGGCGCGGGTGTCTCCCCGGTGGTCGCGGTTGCTGCGGGTCGAGTCGTGATGACTGGCGCTGGTGTGTCGGCGGACGCGGCGACGTTTGCGACTCCTGGCGTTGGGGTTGCTGCGGGCTCGGGCGTGGCGGCGGGAGCCAGCATGGCTCTCTCGGCCGTATTGGGGCTCGCGACGGGGACGGGTGTGTCCCCGGTCGTGTCGGTGTCCCAGGTGGCAGTGGTTGGTTTGGCGGCTGCGGTTACGGCGGCTCAGACAGCACGGGCCCTCGCGATAGCAGGGGCAAGCATCGGGTTGGGTGTTGGTCCGGTGGTCGCGGTCGCCGCCGGCCGGGGTGTAATGGCTGGCGCAGGTGTCCCGGTGAACGCAGCGACATTGGCGGCGGCGAGCACGGGGGCTGCGACCGGTTCGGGCGTGGCAGCGGGAGCCAGTACGAGCGCTCCCGCCGTGTCGGGTGTCTCAGCAGCGGTCGGTGTGGCACCAGGTGTCGGATTGACGCAGACGGTGTCCCCGGGGCTGGCGGTTGTAGTGATCCCGGTCCCGTCGAGCGCGGTAGCGGCTGCCTCTGCTCTCGGGTTGGCGGGTGCGACAAGCGGCGGTCTCTCGGTGACGCAGCTGGGGACTGCTGGAGTGGCGAGCGTGGTTGTGGCGCAGCAGTCCGCGCGAACATTGGCTACGGCTGGTGGCGCGACTGTGGCTGGGATGTCTCCTACGGTTGTGGTGTCCACCGACGTGACGTCTGGGGCCGCGGTTGCGAGTGGTAGCGCGTCGGGGTCGATGGCGTCTCAGCAGGCAGCGGGTGGGGCAGCTTCGACGGTACGCCCAGCCGCGACAGCTGCGGCCACGTTGGCTGCGGGGCTCGCTCAGGCGGGTGGCATGGCAGCACGAGCTTTGGTGCCGGTGTTGACGGGTGCCGCGACGACCGTTGGGTTTGAGCCGACCGACGAGTCGTTTGAGTCGACGCCGACCCCGGGTGTAGCGGTCGGGTTGGGAGTTGAGGCGTCCAGCAGCCTGTCCGCTTCCCCGGTCGTAGGTGCAGCGGCGGGAACGAGCACGCCTCAGACAGCACGTGCGTTGACAGCAGCGGGTGCGGCGACAGCAACGGCGGGGGCACCAACAGCGGTCACGTCCGCGTTGCTCCCGGTGTGTGTGGCGCCTGCCATCGGGATAGTGCAGGGCTCGGCGGTAGCGACCGCCCCCGGGGTCGTGACGACGGTAGGCGTTGGCGCGACGCATGGGGCACGTCTACCGCTTGGGACAGTTGTCACGGCGAGCGTGCCGTCATCGACGCTGGTTGTCGTGACGCTCCCGATCCGGTTGGTACGGGCGATCGGTGGTAGCGCGGAGGGCGTAGAGTTGGGGATGCCGGTGCAGCCAAGCTCGCACGGTACCCTGGATGCTCTGGAGCGGTTGCCGGCGGGTGTCGCGGTTTCGGGTGTCGAGCTGGTTGGGGTTGTCGTGGCGGGTATGGAGCTCGTCGGAAGCTAGGAGGCTGCGTTGGCGAACTTCGCGACACTGAACGAACTAGCGATCAGGCTTGGCCGCGCGTCGTCGGCGGAGTTGACGGCGGCGCAGACCGCGCAGGGCAACCTGCTGCTGGAGCTTGCGTCGGGGCTGATCCGGGAGGCGGCAGGAAAAGCGTTTGATTGGGCGCCCGATCCGGTTCCGACGATCCTTCGGGCGGTGTGTTTGGATGCTTGTCGGCGGGTGATGACGAACCCTGCGGGTGTCCGGTCGGAGTCCGAGACGTTGGGACAACACCAGCATTCGGTGTCTTATCCGGATGGGTCTAGCGACTTGTATTTGACGCCTAGGGAGGTCACGTTGGTTCGTGTGGTGTCGGGATCAACGGGCCGTGCGACGACGATCCCGGGGACCACGATCGATCTGTTGATTGAGTTGCGGGACACGGGGGAGATCGCGGCATTCCCCGCGCAATGATGCTCGCGATCTTGACCCCCGTACTGAACAGGCCGCAAAACGTGCGGCCGTTGCTGGAATCCATTGAGCAGTCCACGCCGGACGCGCATGTCCTTTTCCTCTGCGACTCCGGGGACATCGCGGAGCAGGATGCGATCTCGAAGGAGGAGGGTCGCATGCTGTCGCCGGGAGGCAGCTACGCAGCGAAGATCCGCGCGGGCATCGAAGCGACGGACACGCCGCTAGTGTTTCTCGGTGCGGACGATCTACGGTTTCGCCCAGGGTGGCTGGCGGCAGCACTGGCCTGCATGGTTGACGGGGTGCAGGTGGTCGGCGTGAACGATCTGATTCCGCGTCCGCACCGGCCGGGGCACGCTACGCATTTCCTGATGACGAGGGAGGCTGCGGTATTGCCGTGTCTGGATGGTTCGCCGGGGCCGATGTTCAACTACATGGCGTGGCGCTGCGACGATGAGCTGATCGCGACGGCCACTAAACGCGGGATGTACGCCTACGCACCGGATTCCTATGTTGAGCATTTGCATCCGATGGTGTCCAAGGCGCCTGACGATGCGACGTATCAGCGGGGGCGGGCGTTCGCCCGGATGGACGGCAAGCGGTTCATGCGGAGAGCACATCTATGGACGTGACGGTAGTGGTCGCGTCGTTCGGCAATCAGGAGTGGATGGACTTGGCGAGTACTCGGGCGGTGCCATCCGCCGCCGCAGAGGGTGTCCCGGTGGTCTACGTGCATGGGTTTTCGTTGCATGGGGCACGGAATGAGGGTCTTGAGCCAGTACGAACGGAGTACGTCATTTTCCTGGATGCGGATGATGAGTTGGAGCCGGGGTATGTGGAGGCGATGGCCGCAGGGTCGTGCGATCTACGTGCGCCAGCCGTGCGCTATGTGCGTAATGGCAGGGGACAGGCCCCGTACGTTCCGCGGGTAGCTTCGCATCATCACGATTGCACCGCAGAGTGCGTGACGAGCGGCGCAGGCAACTGGATGGTTGTCGGAACGTGTGCGCGAACAGAACTTGTGCGCGAGGCTGGTGGGTGGCGTGAGTGGGATTGCTACGAGGACTTTGACCTTTGGATGCGGGTGCTGCTGCTTGGCGCGACGGTTGAAGCGATCCCGTCCGCGATCTATCGGGCTCATTGGCGCGTGGACAGTAGGAATCGTGCTCCGGCGATGGTTGATAAGAACCGGGTGCATCACGCGATCGTTGCGGCGAATCTCAGATGAGTGATGAGCAGGCTCAGGGCGAAGCGATCAAGGTCGCACTCTCGGCTACCCGCAGCCGAGAGGAGGATCTTGAGGAGGCCGTGATCACAAAGTTCGCGGCGGTTGTCGAATGGATGACTCCCGGGGGCGATAGGTGGCTGTCCCTTGTTGATGAGGACTCGGGTGGGGAGCGGTTGCAGCGCTGGGATGTGCAGGGCATGTTCTTCAACGTTCTGCACGACCCAGCTTGGCAGCAGGACGACGAGGACGGGGCGGAATGACAGTCTGTCTTGTGACGATCGCGGATGGACGCAACGAGTACCACGTTCGTTCGAGAGTGTCGCTGCAGGAGATGTTGCCCGGTGTCGCTCATGTCGTGAAGGTCAACGACTGGGACCACAAGCTGGGATTTGGCGGTGCCATTCGGGAAGGATGGTCCACGGCGCTTGAGCTTGAATGGACGCACTGCTTTCACGCGGAGCTCGATTTCGTCTACCTTCGCCCGGTGCCGCTGGATGCGATGGTAGCGGCGTTGCAAGCGCATCCGTACCTCGTGCAGATGGCATTGCTGCGTGGGCCTGTCAACGATGCTGAGTACCGCGCCGGCGGCGTGATCGAGCAGCACCCGGATGACTACTGGCCCGTCGACTGGGGGCAGCACACGTGGCGGGAGCATCGCCGGTACGTCACTACGAACCCCGCGGTGTGGCCGCGCTGGGTGATCGAACGTGGCTGGCCCGAGGTCGCCCAGTCGGAGGGTCACTTCGGGATCGACCTGTTCACCGAGGACCCGGCCCGCCGCGCCGCCTACTGGGGGGATACCGTGACTGTGCAGCACATCGGCCACGAAAGGACCGGGCATGGCTACTGAGCGGGAACGCTGGGACTCCTACGGGCCTGACCCTGTGCCGGACTGCCCTGTTCTTGGGTCGCATGTGTGGGGCTGGTGTCGCATGGCGGAACTCGAATGGCTCGCACAGCAGGCCACGCAGATGCGCAATGTTGTGGAGGTCGGTGCGTTGCATGGCCGCTCATCGTTCGCGCTGCTGAGCGCGTGCAAGGGGCTTGTGTGGTGCATTGACCCGTGGGATGACGTTGGTGGCCATTGCCTCCCGTCGTTCATGGGGTCGTGTGGGCACTTCCCGAACCTGAGACCGATTCAGGGCTTTTCGCCGGCCGCGGGAAAGCGGGTGCGTGGGAAGGTCGACATGGTCTACATCGACGGGGACCACTCGCGGGAGGGCATCATGGCGGACATCGACTATTGGCTACCCAGGACCCGGAAGCTGATCTGCGGCCACGACTACGTTGATCATCCGGACGCGGGGTATCCGGACGTGAAGGCTGTGGTAGACGAGCGGTTTGGGGATCGCGTGTCGGTCGCGCCGGACACGGCGATCTGGGCGGTGCGGGTTGTTTCACCGGGGAGAAAAACGTGAAACGGTTGGCTGGTGCGAGGGTCTTCCTTGACGTCGGGTCGCACGAGGGGCAGACCCTTGAGGTTGTCGTTCGTCCGGTGCATGGCTTCGATCGGATCTACGCTTTTGAGCCGATGCCCGTGCAGTTCGGGACGCTGCAGGAACGGTTTGGGGATGTTCCGGGCGTCGAGTTGTGCAACTACGGGCTCGCGGGCAGCACGGCCAGGATGCCGGTGTATGGCGCCAATGAGATCATGGAGGCGTCGCTGTACCCCGCGAAGAGCGACGTTGATGCGGCCGTGATCACGGTGTGCGAGTTCGTGGAGGCAGCCGAGTTCTTTCGGGAGCACATCGACCCGGGGATGGAGGTCGTGATGAAGCTGAATTGCGAGGGGGCGGAGGTCGCGATCCTGAGGAACCTGATGGACGCCGGACAGATTTGGAAGTGCGCTCACATCTGCGTGGACTTCGATGTGCGCCGCATCCCGGGCATGGAGGCATCGGAGCATCGTGTGATGCGATACCTGCGGCAGATGGGTTTTACGCGGGCGGTTGAGCGGGAGCACGTGATGCTTGGGGAGACGCATGACGAGCGGATCACGCATTGGCTGGGGACGTGTCGATGAGTGTTGTTGGCGTGACGATGTGCCGTGACGAGCTGGATATTCTGCCGTTCACGCTCGCGCATATGCTGACCCAGTGCGATCACGTCATCGTCGCGGACAATCTGAGCATCGACGGGACGCGGGAGATGCTGCACGCGTGGATTGACGACCGGTTGACGGTGGTCGATGACCTTGAGCCCGCGTATTTGCAGTCGGCGAAGATGAGCGGGCTCGCGGAACGGGCACGAGAGATGGGCGCGGACTGGATCGTGTGTTGGGATTCTGATGAGGCGTGGTTTGCGCGTAGTGGCCGGCGGATCGCGGATGTGCTCGCCCGGTTGCCACGGGATGTGCTGATCGTGGAGGCTGATTTGTGGGATCACGTCCCGACGAGTCTTGACCCGGATGAGGCGAACCCGTTGCGCAGGATTGGGTGGCGTCGTTCGTATCCGGGGCCGTTGCCGAAGGTTGCTGTGCGCGCGGTGGAGGGTGTCGTGATTGAGCAAGGGAACCATGGCGCCCGGTTTTCGCATACGGATCTGCCGGGCAGGGTGGCGAATCTGCTGACGCTCAGGCATTACGCGCTGCGGTCCCCGGAGCAGATGATTCGTAAGGCGCGAAACGGTGGCGCGGCGTATGCGGCAACAGACCTTCCGGAGCATGTTGGGGCGCACTGGCGCGGGTGGGACTTGCTCAGTGACGAGCAGTTGCGGGAGGTGTTCGAGCGCTACTACTTCGCGACGGACCCGGAGAGCGATCCTGATCTTGTATTCGATCCGGCGCCGGTTGCGTGTCTGTCGCGGTCCTAGTTCCCTTTCGGGGGGGCTGTCCGTATAGGGAGCGGGCGTTGGCGTGGGTTTTGTTGCGGCTCGCGGAGCATCGCTGGCCGGTCGTGATCGGCCGACACGATGACGGGCCTTGGAGGAAGGCGTTGGCGGTGCAGGACGCGCTCACGCAGACGGACGCGGATGTCCTCGTCATCCATGACGCTGACGTGGTCGTGGAGCGCCTGTACGGCGCTGTGGAGCATGTGCGGGATGGTGGGGCATGGGCGATGGGCCATAGGGCGGTTTACAGGCTTAGCGAGGCTGGGACGGCGCTCTGGCTGGCTGGGCAGCGGTGGGCGGACATGGCTGCTGCCCCGCTTGCTGAGGCGCCGTATCTGGGGGCGGAAGGCGGCGGCGTGACGGTCGTTCGTCGCGACGTGTACGAGGCGTGTTCGCTGGATCCGCGATTCGTTGGATGGGGCTCAGAGGACGAGGCTCACGGGGTCGCGTTGCGAACGCTGTATGGCGCGTCGTGGCGCCCGACTTCGTATTCGCCCTGCATTCATCTTTGGCATCCGATCCCGCCGCGGGCAACACGCGCGTTCGGGTCGCTGGAGGGTCGCGACTTGCGGAAGAGATACATCCGCGCGCAGCATCATCCGCGAGCGATGCGAGCACTCATCGAGGAGGCAAAGACCCATGAGTCTGACGGATCTACTGAGTGTACCGTTGACGATCGTACGACGGTCCGAGGATGACGAGGGTTTTGATCCGGCGCCGGGCGAAGTGCTCGTTGAAGTGGTCGGTGAGCTCCAGCAGGTCCAGCGTTCGGAGCCGGTCGCTGAAGGCGAGTTGTCGGTCACGACGTGGCTGCTAGTGCTGCCTGCTGGGACGGATATCAGGACGGGGGATGCTGTGATCGCGGGCGGGGAGACCTATGAAGTGATCGGGGCACCTTGGGCGGCTAGAAACCCTAGGACCCGCTTGGAAAGCCACGTGGAATGCTCGCTCAAGCGAACTGCTGGGGACGAGGGTGGATCGTGAGGAACTTTGCGACGATTGTGATTGTGATGAGCGAGGACCGCACTAAGCGGGCGTGCTATGTAGAGGTGGATGGCGAACGCGTAGCGGAACTGGCGACGAATGGCATCGTCCGCGAAGTCAATCTGGGCGATGATCGTACGTCGTTGACATTCGATTTCTCGTTCGTCCGCTGGGAAGAGACGCCATGACGCTGCCCACGTTGCCGGATGTCGAATCCCTCATCGGTGGCTGGCTGACCTCGCACCCGGACATCGCGGCGATGAACGCCCGGGTTGCGGCGCGCACACCGGACTCGATGACGCGGCCATGGGTCAGGGTCACGCTGCTCGTCGCTGACGATGCGGCGCGCGGACTCGACTACCTTGTGGACTTCACGTTGCAGCTTGATTGCTACGCGGGGTCCACGGCGATGGCGGCGTTCGCGGGCCGGTTGGAGGCTTGGCTGTTGGCGTCGCGTGTCAGGGCTGTTTTGCGGTCGAAAGAGGGCTCTGTGGTGGATGGTGTTGTCGTGTCGCGTGTCGCGGTTCCTGGGCACGCTAGGTTGCCTGACACGGCGTATGAGCCTGCCCGGGAGCGGTACGTGTTGACGACGGAGATCATGTTGCATGCGGTATCGCCCTGAGCCGGGGTATCGGAAGGCGTTGCAGGCGCAACCGGAGTTCCGGGCCGCGATGGTGTTCACGACGCGGTATGTCGCGGGTGTCATCCGGTTCATGGCGCTGCCCTACCGGCATACCGGCTACTTCATCCAGCACATCGAGGAACGCGGAACGACGATCAGATTCCTGGATCCGTTCTATCATCTTTCAGAGTGGGGCAGCGTGAATAACCCGCCTCAGCGCAATGCGTTGCGGGGCGTGAAGGCCGCGGGCCTCGAATACCGCGACGGACGCACCCCGCTCTAAGTTCGGGGGCGGTCCGAGTTTGCGAATTCTCGGACCGCCCCTCTGGTTGCTCTTTGACGGCGCCTGAGCTACACGCTGGCGCGTCCCCAGCATGACGGGATGCCACCCCGCGACCAACCACCACACACGATCTTAGCCCGCCCGCCCGACGCGGGCCTATCGCAAGACCCTGACAAGACCCCAAAAAGGAGGCCGTTATGGCTGGCTGGCAAGACTCTACGGAGCTGCACATTGCATCCTTCGGAGAAATTTACGTAGCTCCCGTAGGAACCACACTCCCAACAACCCCGACCGGTGCGCTAAATGCCGCGTTCGTCGGCCTCGGGTACGTGACAGAAGACGGCGTGACGTTGACGGTCACCCCGGAGATTCAGGAGGTCTCGGCGTGGCAGTCCCGACAGCCCGTCAGGCGCGAACTGATTTCGCAGGCGGTACAGGCGTCGTTTTCGCTGCTGCAGTTCAACGAGACGACGGTTCCCCTCGCGTTCGGTGGCGGGTCCGTGTCGCTCGTGTCCGGTTCCAACTACCGGTACGAGCTGCCGACGAGCGGCGCGTTGGATGAGCGTGCGGTGATCATCGACGCGGTGGATGGGCTGTTGACGCAGCGGTTCATTCTGCCGCGGTGTTCGGTGACGGATGCGGTGGAGACCCAGTTTGTGCGGACGGCCGCGTCGGTGTTGCCGATCACGCTCAGCGGGTCGCAGCCGTCTGACGGGTCTTCGGCGTTCGTGTTCCTGACGAATGACTCTGCGGCGTTCGTCGCCGGCTCCTGATGGCTACCCCGACGAGAGCAAGGAAGCCTGCCGCATCGAACGGTGGGCCCCCGGTGGAACGTGTCATCGATCTCGCGGCGGCACGCGTTGCGCGGCTGGAGGCGCAGCATCAGCCAGTGGTGTTGAAGTGGGACGAGAAGACATCGTTCGCGCTACCCGTCGAACTGCCGGCGGACTTTGCGCTGCTCGCAATGGAGCGCGATATGCGTGGCGCTGTCAGTGCCCTGTTGGGGGAGCAGGCGGAAGAGTTCTTCGCGCTGCGCCCGTCGATGGATGACCTGACGGAGCTCGCGAACGCTGCCGGGAAGGTGTACGGGATGGAGCCGGGGGAATCTCAAGCCTCGGATGGGTCCTAGCGGCACGCTGGGGCTTGGTCGAGGCGGACTTCCAGCACTACTACAGCATGGATTTGCGGGTTGAGGTCGGCGTGTCCGGCTGCCGTAGGTTGTGGGCGCTCGTTCGCGGGCTCCCTGTTGATGCTGCCGTGTGGCGGGATGGGAAGCATTGGACGCAGGCGGACGAGTTGCAGGCGATAGCTATTGAACGTAGCGACATTTGGGGTCACCGGTTGACGGTGGCCTCTCGTGCGTTCAAGGGCCGTGTTCCGGAGATGCCACGGATTGAGCATCCGGACCGTAGGGTGGCGTCACCGGAGCGGTCGAAGCCGCGTATGTCGTCGCGGGCTGAGATCCATGCGTTCGCTCGTGCGGTGGGGGGTGGCGGCTGATGACAAAGATCGGTAGTGGCTTCGTCACGATCGACCCGGACTTCAGCGGGTTCGATGAGAAGGTTCGC